GTAGAACTGAAATTGACCGTCAGCGTGTGTGTAATGTGTTGGTGTTCCTGAAGCGTCTTCATTAGAGGCACGTTTGTCTGCCATAGACGCTCTTGATATTAAATTAAGTGGAGATGTTCCGTTGTCTGTTACGTGGAATCTAATAGTTTCCATCCAGTCAGCAGGAACTTGTGAATATTCGTCACCTGCGATATGTGGACCACTAACGCGTTTCTCCATCTTCCAATGACGTACATCTCTGTTAATCTGTGCTTCTGCTAATGCAATGAAGTTCCCAATAGCCGAAGTTAGGTCATCCCTGTTAAGAAAGTCTGCTACTGCGGTCCTTAGCGTAGTGAATGTATTAATTGCCATAGTTACCCTTTGTGAAAATGCTCTTTTCTCTCGCTCTTCTATTGACTAAGCCTTTAACAATCTTACCTTTTGTCCTGACAAAGCCCACTTTAGGGTCGAACGCTTCTTTTAAGAATGCCTTTATATTACCCTTGTTTAGTTCCTTTAGGGCATTAGATTTACCAAAACCTGTTGCTCCTACGTTGTAAACCAATGATACTAAAGCATTTCTTTGATTTTTATTTAAGTCTATTTTAACTAATCTGTCAACCGCTTTGTTAGCATCGACTAATTTATTAGACATAGCCTTAGATGCTTCTGCCTCTGTATCTTGAGCAAGTAGTCCTGACTTAGTTCCATAACCCTTTGCCTTGTGTCCTACATCGTCATACTCTTTGACCTTGGCGTTGCCTACCCTTAGTGGGTCGTTCTCCATAGTCTTAACGAATGTTACAAGATTGTTGTTAGGCTTCCAAGACTTGACGTTGTTTAGGATGCCATCTTTTGTTTCTACTGATTGTGCTTCTTCTTCACCGCCTAATAGTCCACCAGTAGGAATAGCAAACTTAGCGTATCTCTCTGAACCTGTTTGTTTGATTTTATCTAAATGGTACACGGCATACGAATCGCCCTTACCCTCAAACGCATTCTCATAAACTAGACCGTCATACCCTCTGTCATCCAAGAAATTATCAATCCACTCAGTCTCTTCGACCAAATCCAAGGTATCTATGTCTTTTAACTGTATATCTACTTGCTTACCGTCTTTTGTTATTCTTGCACTTAATGTTCCGTTTGTATATGCTACTTTATCTGCTTGAGTAAAGCCTTTAGGAAGTTCGCCTCTCTGTAGAACATTTTTAGAGATACTATTAGCATCCCACGCACCAAAATCAGGGTCTTCTATCTCATAGACACGTAACGGTTTGTTTACGTTTAAATCGTTTGAAATAATCTTATGACCTTTCGGTGAGTCCACAGGGTTTACAGCCAACTCTCTTGCCCTCTCGCCTGTATATGGATTAATGTTCTCTTCAATATCAATGGATTTTAGTCGTTCCTTTGCTTGTGATTTGTTTGAACCAAAGTGCCAACCTGGGTCTGTATTGTTCTTGCCAAATCCGTAGTCAACATACTCTTCCTTTGTTCCATGAAAGCCCTCGACAGGTTTCTGACCTAATACACCATCATCTGCTTTGCTCTCTGCCTTGTTCATATTCTGAAAGAAATCAGTCAATACTGCATCAACATCTGTCATGTTAATTGCTTGTTGCGCTGTGCCGTGCGCTCTTGACTGTAATTGCTTCTCTAGGTTCATTACAGCATAGTAAGCATAATCAGGTAGTAGTACATCTGCGTCTGTTGAGAATGCTATGTCACTTGGACCGTTACGTGTCTTAGATACTTTACCTGCGTTAGGACCAACTCTCTGAATGTAGAAGTCACCGTCACCTTTGCTTGTCATCTTCCAAGGTCGTCCACCCTTATTTCCACCTGAAAACATCTCCTTCTTCATTGCAGGTAAAAACTTAGTCACCCCTTTGTCAATAGTCTCACCTAGATTTAGGTCTCTTATAAAATCAGGATTGCTTTTTATCTTCTGACTTAATTTAACCACACCTGCTTTGGTGATTAATCCTGCGCCTGTTAATTCTAACAATACCTCCGCAGGGTTCTCTGCTAACGCTTTCTTAAATCCTTCTAGTGAGCCATACCTTTCAGCATAAATGTCTGCTACAGCACTAGCCATCTTCTTAGAGTCCTCATTCCAAGCCATATCATCAGGCAATCCGTGTTGTACTGCTCCTGAGACTAAACTAGCAATAGCGTCTGCTGTCTCTACAGGACTTATTACAGCATCAACACCGCTCTTAAATATCTCTGCAAAGTTCTGACCGAAGTTCTGACGCATTAATCCACCAATGTCTTCATTTCCACTATATTTCTGTTTTTCACCCTCTGCGTCTTTAGATAGGTTGTTATACCAATTCTTTGCAATACCACCAACTGTACCCTCATAAATGTCAGTTGCTGTGTCTCCTATACCTTGTAACATCTCTTTTCTTTTGCGTTGCTCCTCTAGCATTTTTATTGCATAAGGGGTTAAGTGACTAGGATATTCAGTCTTTGTGTCAATCTTATTAACTTGGTCTGTCTCACCTAATACCTCAAAGACATCTATCTCATCTTCATCGTTCTTATCCCACTCAGAAGTCATTACATTATCAAGGATGCCTTGACGTTGTGCGTTTTTGTCGTATTGAGTCTGACCGAATGAGTTTGCGTCAAACATAGGATTACCGAAGTCATCTGTATCTGCAAAGATACTAGCACGGTTCTCGTCTGTCATAGGACCTTCAGATTCGCCTAACCAAGTTGGGGTAGGTCTATTTGCTATTCTTTGACTAAACTCTTCCGCATTGAAGTCAGCAGGAGCAAATTCTTCTTGTCGTTTTGCTTCTATTTCTTTTAGGCGTAACTGTTGTAACACTCTAAGTGCGTTTCCTTCTTCCCATTCAGCGTCAACTTTAGCAAACTGTCTGTCTGCGCTTCCCATATCCCACTCAGCACGTCTGTCTTCTTTAATGCCTTGTGCTTTTAGTAATGCTTGGTACTGCGCTTCAATCTTGGCTTGTCTATCTTGTTCTGCGTAGTAATCCTGTTCAGCATAAGCGTCCATAGTTGGGTCAGGTAAAGATTCTAGGCTTGGGTCGCCCCATATTGTGTTCGGGTTGTATGTATCTTGAGGTGTGTAATCTGCTCTTCCTTGTCTATTGTATAACGACATAGGGTCAACTGATTGTTCTTGCGTAGGATTTACTGCACTTTGAATTGTTGGCGATACATCTTGAGGTACAAATGGTGTGCCTGAATAATACTCATCACCATAATTAAGTAATGATGGCTCTGTAGGAACGTCAACCTTTGGGATGTCGAACATCGGCTGATTTGCCTTAGTATGTCCTGGATGTAATGGAACTTCAGGTTTTGATTTATAAGGATTGCCTTCAGTATCAAAGCGTATCTCCATATAGTATTCGGCAGGGTCATATCCTACACCACCACCTGTTGCTGTTACACCTTGCTGACTCAATAAACCTTCATGAAAACCCATCTAAACTACTCCCTTAATGTTTCGTTTAATAGGCTTATCCCAAGATGAACTCATCGGTTTATAGCCTATCGCTAAATATCGAAAAGCATCTGCTCCGTGCGATGCCCAATCATGTCGAGGTCTTGAGCGCCAAGTCTTACCGTTTTCATCCCAATCTCGTGTGTAGTTTATCAAACAATCAATGCCCTTTTCACATTTATTTGAATCAAACCAACATTTGTTAATCATTGAACGTGCTGCTTGAATACCGTCATCCACTCTAAGGTCGGGTGCTATCTCTACATTTCTAATGCCTAAACCATCTAATGTCTCTAGTCTTGACTTGCCTGTACCTAACTCTCTAACCCTTACGTCATGCGGTAATATGTGTTGCTCATACACGTAGCCTTTCTCTTGCAATACGATAGCATAGTGGTCTAATCCAACACCTGATGCCTCGTAATAGTCAATGATGTGTATCTCTGTTCCTATAAATTGTGCAAACCAAATCGCTGTGGAATCACCGATGCCTAAATCCCAAGCGGTTACAACAGACTTGGCTCTATCGTATCTAACACCACCTACTCTGTCTTCGTCCTTGGCTCTACGCATCTCTGTTGAGTAGTAAGCACCTTCACTGAACACAAGGAAACCACCTTCCCAAATGTGTTCGTACATATCAATACGTTTGTCTTTGTCTTCAAGTCTCTCTTGTTCTAATACGTCAGGAAACCAAGGATTGTCTGTGTAGTTAATCTCACATATCTTAGAATTATCAGGTGTGTTTACTCTAAAGCGATTATGTGTTGCGCTGTACTTAGATTCAGGGTTATAACTAATCCAAACCTCACTAGATTCCTCTCTGACACTAGGCAGGAGTTTCATATAAGCCATCTCAGAAACATGTTCTGCTTCATCAATCCAAGCAAGTAATATCCTAGCCTTTGATTTTATTGCGTCTAGTGAACGTCTTAGACCTACGAATGTGTAAGAGATGTTGCCGTCTTTAGACCTAATGTATTTCTCGCCCACCTCGTAGTAATCGTTAAGCCAATCTATTGACTTGATGGCTGTCTTGATTTCTTCTAGGGATGAATCGTCTAGGGAGTTCATAAACTCACGACCACATAGTATCTGACCTTTCCTACCTGCCCTACCCCACATATAACCCTTAACTGCTGTCATTAGTGCAAAGGTTCTTGTCTTGCCTGAACCACGTCCACCATACGCAATGCGGTATCTTGCTTCACCCTTAAATATAGGTACTAACTTAGGTGGCAGGTCTATCTGTACCTTAACCTCTTCTTCTTTACTCACTCTTGGCTACTAATTCAATAATAGTAGGTTTCATTGAGCCATCACTTGATTTTAAGTCTTGTTCGACCTTATCGCTGTAGTCATGGTTGTGCATCATTAACTTGGCAATCGTTGGATTAATCTCGTTTCTAAGGCTTTTATTAACCAATCCAACCTCTTGTGTCTTCATGATTCTGTCTAACGTCCTCGAAAACGCAGGATACTTATCTCTCCATTCGTAGAAAGTGCTATCTGATATATCAAGAACCAAAGATAGTTCTGCTATAGTTGGTACTACGCTATCTTCTTGATAGTTAAGTAAATATTCATCTGCTTTGATTTGCATTTCTTCATTGTACTTTGTGGGTCTTGCCATTAGTGCATCTCCTTTTGAGGTGGAGCAATAAGTAGTTCAAAGTCTAATTGCTCTCTCAGTGATTCAACTTCATCATGTGCGTCACTTATAGACGCATCTTCTGCTATTATCATTAAAGCACATACATACAACTCAACAAAATCTTCAGGTTGGTAATCGTCAAGATGTATTCTCTCTAACAACTTTTCATTCATTTATTTAGCATCGATT